TCTATAGCCGTGGCACTGCACTGGATGACATTAAGTCGCTCAAGAACGTCTTAGATCAAGCCAGTTCACGCGGTGAGCGTGCATGGAAGGAACTGCAAGGCGCGACCTTGGAGCACATCCGCGATCAGGCATATAAGGGCGTAACTCGGGACGAATCCGGAAAGCCTGTTATTTCCGCCGCCGCGCTTAACCGCGTGGTCACGGAACTGGATACATCCGGAAAGCTTGATTACGTACTAGGCCGCAAGACGGCTGACTTGTTGCGCACGATCAATGATGTCGCAAATGACGTTGTGACTGCGCCGCCGGGGAGCATCAATACTTCGGGAACGTCCAGTGCCATCCTGAATGCGTTGGACACTGCGGCGACCTTTGGGGTTAGCGGCGTGCCAATCCCTGCCGGAAAGCTTATTGGCTCATTCAAAAACGCCATGCAAAATCGCGAACTTCGTAAAGAAGTTAAGCGGCTCTTGGATTAAGGACGCCCAATGACCGAAATCATCAATCCATTCCCATACCTGCCCGAAGCTGGGACCGGCGGTTATATCTATATCGGCACGGCCAATATGGATGCGCGGACTAATCCTGTTGTGGTGTATCGCGACGAGGGGCTAACCATGCCTTGGGCGCAGCCTATCCGCACGGTTGACGGCTATCCGGCGTATCAGGGGGCTAAGTCCCCGATCTATTCCAACCTGTCCGATGTCTCGATTACCGTGCTCGACAGCAATCAGCGCTTGGTGGCGGTTGATACGTTGGTGCCTGTCGTGACCGACGCTGATGAAATCAGATTTTCGCAGAGCGGCGCAGGCGCAGTAGATCGCACGGTGCAGGACAAGTTGCGCGATATTAACAGCGTCAAGGATTATGGCGCGGTTGGCGATGGCGTGACCGACGACACGGCGGCAATTCAAGCGGCACTCGACGTGGGCGGTTCCATCTACATTCCTGCGGGCACGTACAACCTCACCGCCAAGATCACTTCTGCGGGCAAGGCTGTTTCCATCGCGACCGATGGGGCTGCTATCCTTAGTTGGGATTCCAGCGCAACAACGCAGGGATTGGACTTCACGTTCTCGAACCTGACGACGCAAACGCTTTCGATCGGTGACATTGAACTTGTCACTGAGAAGGAAGGCGGAGGGTCGGCAATCAAGGCTGTTTGGCCCACCGGCGCAAGCGGATTTAACCGGCTTTGGCAGTTGGGCAAAATCCGCGTTCGTGGCTCCGATATTGTCGGGCAGGTCGGATATTGGGACTACGGCCTCGACACGACGAACGGATGGCTTGGTTTCTGCGAGACGCTGGACTTCTACGGCAAGGGTTCCGGCGTCACACCGCTTTCGACGGCGGCATGGGTGGCGCGTGGAACGTCCACTGATAGCCGGGTTCATATCCGTGCGCGCTATGCCAAGGCCATGCTGCTTATCGCCGGTTTCTCGGAAGGCTTGGACGTATCCGGATCGTTCGCAGTCGCTTGCGATTATGGCGTCGATTGCACTGGAACGAGCGGCCTCAATACTCCGGGCTTTGTCTGGATCGGCGGGCACTGCGCAGCGTTCAAGGGCGGCATTCGTTCGGTCAATATCCTGCAAGGCAATGTCTCGGACCTGCTAGTCTACAAGCGGCCAGACAGCGCACAGAACTTCATTGCGTTCGACTTCGATAGCGCTTCGACCGAATGGCAGATTTCCAACTGCAAGGTCTTCAGCCTCGGAAATCCCGGTGGTGGCAATACAACCGCCATCAAGGACGCAGGCGTCAACAACGTAACTGCCAATCTCCGGACCGTAGGCTGCGACGTTGACATTAACCTTGTTAGCGGTGCCTCCGGGTTCCAGCATGCATTCAGTAAGTCCGAAAACGCCCGTGGCGCAATTACGCAAGGCGATGCGGACGGGCAGGTTATCTGCCTTCCTGGTGGGGCAGTCGGCGCAACGACCAGCTACTTCGACACGCTGACTGCGAACAGCGCCACACCTTCAATCCTCGGCCATCGCAAGTGGGGTTCGTGCGGCCATATCCTGACGGCCAATTCGTCCGCCACGACGATTACAGACTTCACCGGAGGATTCCCCGGCGATGAGTTCGTTTTGCAGGCCAATGACGCGAATACAACGGTGCAGCATAGCGCTACGTTGCAGCTTAATGGGGCTGTCAACAAGGTACTCGCCAGCGCCGAAACCATTCGACTTCGCCGTGTTTCGTCAACAGCATGGAAGCAAATCTGATGACCTACGCGCTTCTCCTCGCCTGCTACCGCTCGGGCCAGATGACCTATCCGCAACTGGCGCAGCACATGCGCGATGATCCGGCATTCGCTGCCTACGTCGGGAAAGAAACATGCAATGTCGCTTAATAGGCTCATCAGGTATTCCAATCCACCAACGCCAATCCCGCCGGGTTTTGCGTTTGTAGTTGATCGTTTTGGCCGCTATGTTGTCGATGAATTCGGCGCTTATGTCATTGTAGAGGTGTAAGATGACAACCGTACCTTTTGATGACACTGCCGACGATTGGGCTGCGCGCCGTCAAGGTGAAGTATATGGCAATGCCCGAATTCGCGCGACCTATGCCGAACTGGCCGCTGAAACCGGCTGGTCAAATAATGAAAACGGCATGGTTACGGCTGCGGATACTGAAACTCATGCCAGTGTAACTGGAGACATTGGCGAAAGCGGCGGGCAGACACCTAACAGCGGATATTACGTCTACTCCACTTCATTGACCGCACTTGTGCGCGTTGGTGCGCTTGAAAGCGTGGCTTCGCAGGCTAGTGCGACTGCGGCAGACGCAAGCGCATCCTTCGCTGAAGAATTCAGCGGCCCCGCGTATGCAAACCAAGCGGCAGGCGAAGCAGCTACCACCGCAGGCCAGTTCTTCCGCGTCTGGAACGGCGACACTCCGCGCACATATACCAGGTACGAGCGGACGGCGGGGGGGTCTGCTATTGCTGTACCTTTGGCGACAAGCGCGTCTGTCAATGCCTTGATGCAAAAGGCATACATCGACTTTACAACCAAGCCTGATGGCACTCCACCCAGTGTGCTTGACACCGGCCAACCTGTATATTTTCACCAGAATGTTACGGGGCGTGAGCCGCAAATACTAAGCGGGCGCTTGGTGGTCAAAAACCCGCCTGCTTCTGGTGGTCTGGCTGACTACTATCAGGCTGATATTGCGTTACCTCTGGTCCGTATCGGGGCCGAGTGGACGCAACCCACAGGGGTTGATGACGGCAATGGCAACATAACGATTGCGGCATGGGACGCTGAGTATCAGGCGAACTTAGGTCTTAACGTGCCAAGATCATGGTGCCACCTGTCGATTGTGCCGACCACCGATGGAACGGGTCGTGCCATTTGGTTTGTATGTAACGGCACGGGTAACCTGTTTTCCATCAAAGAGCAGGCATTTACCAACCCTGCCGCTGACGGAAAAACCCGCTGGCAGTGCGAAGCCTACTTGGATGTTAACGGCGGCAAGGGGTATGCTTGGCTTCCTGATGGCTCTGTGATGACTGTCACAGACGCAAATATCGCAACGGCATGCGCCGCGTTGGGAATCGCTACACTTACGTTCGCGGACTTGGAATCTAAGTTCCTCATGTGCGAGCATTTCGCCACGACTGGGGCGAACACTGCCAAATTTGGTGGATTTACAGCAATGTGGGGGGAGGCAAACTCCACATTAGCTACCAGTTACAAGAGCCAAGCACCAACTGCATTTGACGTAACTCGCCGGTCGGCTGCTTTAGCTGACAGAATTTCTGCTCCGCCTGTGGCTCAATCATACGCGCCAACAACTGCGATGTCTGTCGCTACCACTAATGCAGCGGCTAACGTGGACGCCACCAACGCCAAGGTTGATTTCACCGCTGGGGCAACCGGGCGGGCCGTGGTTGACGTGTCTGTTTATTACGAATGGTCTGCCACTGATGTAGTGTTCTGGAAGCTCGTAGGCACAGGTATAAGCACTCCAACGCGGGTGGCGGACGTAGGGTTGTCTGGCCAAAAGCGAGTGGCTCGGCAAATGATCGTCATCACCGGACTTGTCCCCGGCCAGCCCTATTCTGCCGCGTTGCAACATTGGAGCGTCACAGCCGGTTCAGCCACAGCCAAGGCCGGTGGTTCTGGTGCTGGAATGCTGCCGCCGCTTACAATCACTGCTATGCCCGCATGACCGACCTCGGCAACCGCCTCACCCTGCCCGCGCTGCAAGCTGACTGCGGAATCGGCGCGGGCACACCCGGCTTCGGTGAGGTGTTCGGCCCGCGCAGCCGTGCGGCACTCACCGCCAAACTGTCCAACCCGCGCGCAGCGGCACTCACCGAAGCGGACTTCAAAGCCGCTGCGGATCGTCTCGGCGTCCCGGTGGGGCACATCAAGGGTGTGCGCAAGGTAGAAGCACCTCGCGGCCCGTTCGACACAGACGGCAAGCCTTCGATCCTTTACGAGCGCCACAAATTCCGCAACCACACCGTGCCGCCCGGTCGCTTCGACCACACCAATTCGGCGTTGTCCGGTGGGTCTTATGGGCGCGGTGGTTACGGGGCCTACAGCGCGCAGTATGGTAAACTGTTCGACGCCATCGCCCTCGATCCGCACGCGGCGTTCAACGCTTGCTCGTGGGGCGCGTTTCAGGTGATGGGTGAACATGCCGAAACGCTCGGCTACGTCAACAGCTACGGTATGGCAAAGTCGCTGGTGACGGGTGAAGCGGCACACCTCGAAACATTCGTCCGCTATGTCGAAGTGTTCAAACTCGTGGATGAACTTCGGGCGTGCCGTCCGGGCGATCCCGCATCGTGCGTTCCGTTCGTCAAGGGGTATAATGGCAAGGGGTACGCGACCTTCAAATACGATGCCAAATTCGCCGCCGCAATATCATAGGATAGTGACACGCCGCCCACTTCAAGGTATCTAACCTCTTACCTTGAAGTGGAACCGTGATGACAGGTATCGAAGTAAAAGCCCTACTCGCTGCGCTGATCATCGCGCTCGGAATCACCGCGCCCATCCCCGATTTTCTCGGTGGTATGATTATCGCGCTTGGCTGCTCCTACGGCGTGATGATCGTGTCGGAACCTCTCAACCGTCTGTCCGTTTGGTCCACACTGTTCCTTGGCTTCATCGCTTCGCTGCTTGCCGCCGTGCTGCACAAGCACATACCGTTCATCAACTCTCTGCCGTTGCAGGCTGTGATGGGTGGTGCTGGCGGGCTTTCAAAGTTTATCGCTGAGGCAACAATCGGGTTTGGGAAAAGCGCCAAGGATCGTATAACAGACCTCCCGAACAAATTTAAGTTGCCGGGGGAATAAAACGTGGTTGGATCACCTGAAAACGCCGTCCTAGCCGCAACACAATTCGCCGTCGCGGTCGCGCTGTTCCACTTCGCCATACCTAGCGTCATTCGAGACGGGCGGGCAAAGGCGTTCCGAATGTGGGCTTTGGCGTTATCTATCGCGCTGTTCGGCGTGGACAGATTCACGGCTTTCATGCTCGGCACACCAATCAGCACCATGTCGCTTTTCGCGCACGTTTCGCTTGTTGCGTATGGTGCATTGCGTTTCGCGGCTATCGCAAGTTGCGGTCTGACAAAATGGGGCGAGACGCTCGATGATTGAACCGCGCGTCTGGTATTCGACCATAGCCGCAGCGTGCGCGCTGGTGCTGCTCGTTCTCATCCTCTCGGTTGGTAAATGCGGTCGCGACCGCACGGCAGAGCGTCAAGCGGAACAGACGAGCCGGAGCGGTGCCGCCGCTGCGCAAGCTGGTGCCGAAGCCGTCCAGATCGTCACGTCTCAGGCGGCAGGGGAAGCCGCTGCGGACCGGGACACTGCTCAAACCGTGGGGGTTATCCATGAAGCGACTGATGCTGATGCTGTGCGCCGTGCCGTCCTTGAGCGCCTGTGCAAGCAAGACTCCCATCGTCTCGATCCCGCCTGCCGCGTGCGCTGATCTGGTGCCCGCTGAGTGGGCGCAAGGTGTACCGGCTGCGGACGTGCCAGACAACGCGTCTGTAATGCTCGGAGCGCCCCTGACGGCGGCTCTGGTGGCTCAGATCATCGGCCCGTGGGCAGCGGCATATGTCACAACGTCCGGCGCGCTTGAGACGGCCAACGAGCGGACTGCTCGATCTATCGAAATTGTGAAGCGCTGTGAGGCTCTGGCAAACGCTGCAAGGCCGTGAGGCTGCTGGTGGCGCTCGTGCTGCTCACCCTCATCATTCTGCTGACACCGCCCATAATTATGAGGGTGTAACTCACACGCTGCAACCTGTCCGCACGATCTGATTGTGGGTCGCCTTACGGCCAATTACCAGCGTGTGAGTATCTCGCTATGCGATGATGAGTTTTCGCGCTTCTGCTATGTAGTATTCATAATTTACATTGTCAAACCGGAACGTCGCTGCATCGTTGCATTCCGCTACTTTCCAACCCGCTTCGATCCCAGTGCGCCTGTCCTCATATACGGACTTGTTGCCGGTGCAAACGTCAGCGTTCCACTGCCAGCCGCATTGTTCCATCGTGGCGTCATACATCGCCTGCGTTACGCCGTTCTTACGCTTGAACGCTCCGATACGCGCGCCAGCGGGTGGTGGGCTGATCTTCGTCAACGATCCACCCTGCATCGCGACATAGTAGCGACTGGTAGACTGTATCTGCTGGTCGTCAAGCATGAGACGGCTGCTGCGATCTACCTTGGCGCGGCACATGAAGTCAAACGGATCGGTATGCGTCCGTATGAACTGCTCAGGTGGGATACCGTGTACCATTGCGGCAACTGCGGCGCGCACGCTCACGACGTTACCTAAATCCTTGTGCCATGCTGGCGGCTGACACTCTGCAATACTCTGCGTGTAATTCAGCGGATCGGGATGCCACAAGCGCCCCTTTTGCTTCACGTTACCGTCCGTATCAATCGCTACATACGTGTTCACGTCAGAGATGAACATGCGGTCGTACTTCACATCTTCAAGCACGAGACGCGAGAAGTCCTGCCACTCACGTTCGATCTGTTGCGCTTGCGGCAAATGCTGCTCGTGTATGAAGTACGAGATGCCGTCCGTGTTGACCTGCACAATCGAGAGCGTTGGGACGGTTGCGAGACGTTCCGCCAACATACACAGCAACAGTTGTCCGTTGATGGTAATCGTCATAGTGAACTGCGAGTCGTACAGCACGCTAAACTTGCTGTTAGACTTTCCGTATGCACCGTTCGCGGCAAGTTTGATGCTGTTCGCTTCGACGCACTTCTTACCCTTCTTCGCCTGCCACTCTTTACGCTCGGCAGGGAGTGAGGCGTATGCGGCGGTGAATGCTTCGCCAAGGTGTGCCGGTGCCAGATTGTTGACGATGGCGATGGACGGGTAAAGGCTCGCAACGTCAATGTCGCGGATGATCCACCTGTTGCCCGACTGAAACCGTTTGCTCGAAACCGATGCGTGGACGCCACCTGTGCCGAACTCGAACGACACGCCGCCGACGTTCGCGCTCAGACCCTTGAACACACCCTTGGTCTTGATGTCGGCGTCCGGGTCTTCCAGATCGTCCGGTGTGAGGACTTGCTCTTGCAGGTACGCCAGCACGCGCTGAAACTCTGGATTGTCAAACCGCACATACGGGAAAATAATGTCGCGCAGTGCGATGCTGCGGCGGATCGTCTGGCGTTTCTGCCGTCGCCCGTTAGCGTCTCGGGTGTAGCACACGTCATCACCGAGACGCTTTTCCAGCATCTTCTCGCCAATTTTCGTGTCATTATAATTCAACACGTCCATGCCGAATTGTTCGACTAGACCGATGCGAAAATCCAGCGCGCTCATGCTGTATTTAGCAAAGCGCTTCGTCTCTTTCACGTCATGGACATTGTAAGGAATTACATCGCCGACAATCTGTTCCAGCGTCAAATACGTACCAAACGGGACGCGGCTCTCAAGAACGGTGCGAGAGCGCATGTTGATTTGCAGCGCTTTGAGGCTGGTCGTCTTGGCGCGGTTGTCGAAGTGGTGCAGCGTGTATAGGTCCACCTGCGGGACAAGTCTGTCGCGCTCCCATATCGTGCCACCAAAGCGATCCTGCGAGGCAAATATGGAGTTGTTGAACTCGTACAGTTGCTCGACCGTCACGTTCGGATTTTGCAACAGGTAGTGCAGCATCCGGTAGTCGTAACCGAGATTGTTAAACCCGATCATCGGCGTGCCGGTGCTGCGCAACCAGTCGATCCACGCAAACAATTCACGCCGGTCGTCCCGATGGTGACTAATTTCCCATGTGCTGCACTGTTCCGTGTTCATCGGTTCGGCGGACAGGAGAAAGCAATTCGGGAATTGCTCTATGTCATAGACCGGCGCGTTAGCGAGCGAGAGTGTCATTCCGCTAAAACTTCCGCCAATTTACGGGAGTAATGCGCGGCCTTACCGGCGTTATCAGCCGGTGCGTCCTTATCGTGCAGCCGCATTGTGTATTTCAGAAGGTTCCCGCGATAGAAACCGATGCGCTCGGCAAGCGGCCAAGTATCAATCACATCCCACGGCTGTATCGCCATGCGCTTGTAATGGTCGCCGCCGTGCTGTTCGTCTCGTGCGGGGCGGCACTCACGGCTACCGTCAGCGTGCGCATACGGATCGCTCATCGTCGTCTCCTCAGTATCGAACACAATCGTTAAGTGTCGCGTCGTAGTTGCAGTGCGGCCAAGCACAGGGCCTTACGCCGCACTGCATTGCTGCGATCACCGGGGTGGCATAAAACCCGGCATCTGTCCCGGCTGCATCGGTGCTGCGGCGGGTGCCATCCCCATGCCCGGCATACCCTGCGGAGCCGCACCGGGTGCCTGCATCGGCACACCGGGTTGCACGAAGTCATAGGCGGGCTGGACGGGTGCCTGCATCGGTGCCGCCTGAGGAGCGTACTGAGGTTGAACGGGCGCTGCGGGTGCCTGCATCGGTGCTTGCTGGTACACAGGTGCCGCCTGAGGAGCGTACTGCGGCTGCATCGGTGCTGCTGCGGGCATACCCATCCCCGGCATACCCATAGCCGCTGCACCGCCGACAGGTGTTGCGCTCGCGCCGGGTGGCAACTGGTGCTGACGGCCGCCGAACAGCGCCGCAGGGTCCGCACCGCCGCGCGATACGATGTGCGCGCCGTAGCCGATCAGTTCGACAGCCTTGGGATTGATGTACAGACCGGGCTTGTTGGGCGACTTCTGGTTGTTGTACGCAACCTCGATCCCGACCGCCACATAGTCCCCGCACTTGAGCGCATCAGCGGCAAGCTGGTTGTACTTCGTACCGTCAAACTGGTACAGCGGTACACTGTCAACTTCGGTGCTGACCGTCAGGACGATGTTACCGGCATACCCTTCGCGCGCGGCATAAGGCTGACCGTTTGCGTCGATTCCATCACCGTCCACGTACTTGTAGGCGAACGTCGGCGGCACGCTGTTGTTGAACGCCTGCGCTGCAACGTTGTAAAGCGACGGCCACACCGACGCCTGAAACTCTGCCTTGGGGATCGCAATACCGAAGCTGATCTGCTTGCGCGGATTGCCCAACTTGTCCATCTTCGGCTGCTTGTTGTCGTCAAGGACGGGGTTTGGAATGAGCGGCTTCTGACCCCATACCACGCGGCCAACTGGTGTCGTAAGTTCAACCATTTTTAAGATGCTCCCATTTGTGCGGCGGTGATATTACCGCAAGCAAGTTGTTCTCTGCCGTAAGACGGCTTTGCGACACAAAGCGCAAGTTGCAGATCGCGGATATGCCAGCCCGTCATGTGCTGATAATACGCGATGGTGTTTGCAGGATGTGGGCAGGGCGTCGCATTGTCGCGCGCAACCCTACCTTGCTTCAACCAACTCTCAAGTTGGTCCACCACCTGCGGTTCGCTAAGTGTCATCAGTTACCCCTTTTTCAACAATTTACGCGCGCGAGCATCAGCGCTCACGCGAACCAGTTTCTTACCCGTCATAGGCCGCTCGGTGATCAGCTTGATCACGTCAGGGGATGCACCGCGCCGCTCAAGTTCTGCGGGTGTAACGAGTTTTTCCTCAGTGCAGGATATGCCTGTAAGCGCCCTGATCGCTGCACCGTCGAACACCTTGTTAAACCGGCGCTGCCCAAGCGGTGCGTCCACCGTGTATTCAGGGATTACCGCACCGCTGGCAATCTTGTGCATCGCCAATTCCTGCAACGCCTTGAGACGCGCCGTGATAACGTCCGACGCCTGCCCTAGCTGGTCCAACTCTGCGGACAGCACTTCGGGCGGCAAGTCATCGTTAAACGCCACAGTCGCTACGTCAATCGCGTTCATCGACGCTTCGCGATATGCAGGGCAAATGTAGATCGCGTGGCAATTGACGCACTGTGGCCCGGTTTGCAGTGTAGTGTCATCTTCACGGGACAATCTGGCGTCAATGCGATGATACAGCGCCGTGAGGTCCGCGTAACTGATACGCCATTCACGCAAATGACCTTCCGGGTGATACCGGCGCGGTTGGTGGATGCGCAACACTATCTCGTCTGGTGCGATACCGTGCAGCACGCAATACCCGATAGCGTGCGCTATGAGCGTCCAGTTCATTTCAGGCGATACGAGACGGTGCCCGTATTTGAAATCGTCCACGGTGAGGATGTTGTTACGATACCCAACATGATCGGCGCGGGCGTTGACGATCCAGCGTTCGGTTTGCACCGTGGTAACGCTTTCCATTTCGCCACAATCCAGCGCGCTAATGTAGTCGCTGACGTGGCGCACCATATCGTTGTCGATCACCACACCGTTGTAGGCGCGCGTCCCGGCAAGTTCGGACATGCTCGCACCGCCAAAGACTTTCTGCGCGAGCCAGTGTGCAGCGTTACCCTCGTCGCGCGTCGTCTGGTCACTCTCGACCGTAACAGTCGTCGGCATATTGCGCGATCCGAAGCACTGCATCAGGCGCGGGAGGTGTGTGGCGTCCGTTATGAACATCAGGCGGTTGCCACAGTGACCGTCACGAAACCCTGCACCCGGACCTCGTTGAACACCGATTCCGATACGGCAATGTCAAACGTACCGGGCACCGCCCACCATGCGCCGGTCTGTTGCGTCACCTTGAGGTAATACTGGATCGTCCCGTCCATCTCGACGGTGGATTTTCCGACAATGCGGTATCTGTCACTCATCTGACGCATCCTGTGCAAGTGTGCCGGGTATATCAGGACCGCACCCGGCAGCGGCCTTCCACGGCTATGCCGCCTGAATCACCACTTAGCGTTCGCCTGCAACACCTGCACTGCGTATGCCAGCTTCTGCGGATCGCTACCAACGTCCGTGATAGCGCCGATCAGCGCGTGACCGTGCGGAGTGAACGCGGCGTTTATCGCACCGACCACGGCGATCAGGTCATCTGTCGTCACGCGACCCTGCGACATGAGCGTGGTAAGGTGCGCCATGAACCCCGCCATGTCCAGATCACCGGACGGCGCAGCAACCGGCTCTGGTGCGGGAGCGGGCTGCGGAGCCATGACAGGCGCAGCAGCAACCAGCGCGGGCGGCATCTGCATCACAGGTGCAGCGACCGGCTCAGGCTGTACCAGCGGCGGCGTGAGAGCGGGCGGCATCTGCATGATCGGCGTCTGCGCAACAGCCGCTTCGACTGCGGGCATCATCGGAGCAAGCGACGGCATCTGCATTGCGGGCATCTGGATCGGTGCGGGAAGTTCCACGGGAGCGCCGCGAAGTTCCGCTTCGATTGCGGCGAACGTCACATCTGAGACACCCTTGCGCTTGCGCCACTTGTTGCCCGCGACCATCGCCTTGGACGCTGCGTGAATGCGCTCGTCCCACGGAAGGCCGGTGCTGTCCAGAGCAGGTGCGTCGGTTGCTGCCGGTGCGTCATCATCGTCCGTGGATGTGAGAGCGGGCATCTGTGGAACTGATGGCAGATCGACGGTGGCCGGGGCCGGTGGCACGTCCGCGTATCCCGTGTCAAGCAGATCAGCGGGAACCGTCGTCAAAAATTGTGCAATCGCCGCAGGGCTACCGCAAAGGGAAAGTGTGATACGCATTAGTGTCTTCTCCGGTGTTGGTGAAATATCCATAGCGGCGGGTTGACGGTGCTGCAACAAATATCTTACATGCTGGTCAGGATTTAGAGGGCTTTACCGACATGGCTGAATTTTTCATACCCTGCGAGACATTCCTGCGTTTGAGCAAGGTGGCCGGTGATGATGCGTCATGGCAGACGCTACGGTACGATAACGGTTGCATCGTTGCTACAGATCGTCGGTTTATGGCAATTGAACAGGTGTCCAGTGCGCCGGGTGTGTTTCATCTCGTGCTGGACGAAGCGCTGATTAAACAATGCGAAATCGAACGGGACTTCAACAGCCGTATCGTCTTTACCGTCAATGAAATGCTCGGCTTTGCAGTCGGTAAAACATCGCTCGGCTACGTCACTACCGCTAACATGCTGTACGGTGGCCCGGTTCATACGGATTGGAACCGCTGGCGCGAGATTGTGATGCAGTGCGCAACACCTGCCGCTAAACCCAACGGTGGTATGTTTTGGGATTTGGACGGTGTTGCGCGTCTGGCGGCAAGCAGCCCGTCAGGTTTGATCGTGTTTGAGGAAGTGATCGACACGAACCGCCCGACACTGGTGCGCGATGTCAAAGATTACCAGTGGCTCGGCGTTTTCAGCCCTAACTCGGCGGCGGACCACTATTCACCTGCATCACTGCCGACGTGGATGACGGCATGAGAATGACACTCGCGGAAGCTGCTGCACTTGCAAGGGCAGAACAGACACGCCGCCGTCAGGAACGGATCGAGCGACTTGCCGATCTGGTGGCAGATGGCGCAACAATCCGTGCCGCCGCGTACAAGATGGGAATTGGCGAGAGTACGGCACTTGCCTATTGGGCAGAAATCAAGAGGGGGAACCAATGTTGAGATATATCAGGCGTTGGATTAACATGGCGATCTGTAGCATGATGGGGCACTATCTAATCGCGGATTTCAAACGGGTGTCCGACGCGCAACACATCCCCGTCCGATGCAAACGCTGCCACCATCGCGAGATGGTAAACATTCGGGATATTGTTACGTGACGCCACAGCACTGTCGCGTGAAGCACGCACCAGACGACGGCACATATGGCGACTGCCTGCGCGCCTGCATCGCTTCGTTGCTCGATCTGCCACCGGAACATGTACCGCATTTCGCGCATGACGGAGCCGACGCCGACACCGTGACGGACAGGTTGCGCGATTGGCTGGCACAGATCGGGGTTGGTCCGTGGTGGTCGCACTTTGACGGCGAGGAGCCGATGGACGTGGTGCTGGATACGATGGGTGCGAACAACCCCGGCGTCCACTACCTGTTGTTCGGCTGCACGGCGGGTGATGAACCGCATGTGGTGATCTGCCGGGACGCTGCGGTCGTCTGGAATCCGGCGTGGTATGGCGGCTCTCTCGTGCGTGCCGGTGTGCATGGTGCATGGTCTGTTATGGTGTTGGCGCGGGTATGATCTCTCTCAGACCGGATCAAGCGGACGTTAAGCAACGTGTGTATCGCTCATGGGCTAACGGCAATCGCGTCGTCCTTGCCGTCAAACCCACCGGCGCGGGCAAGTCGATTTTGCTCAGTGACATCATCCTCGACGCGCATAACGTCGGTGCGTGGCAAATCGTCGCTGCACATCGCAACGAACTCGTCACGCAAATGTCAATGCACATCGCACGTCGCGGCATTAAGCATCGCGTCATCGGTTCCGCTTCGACAGTAAGCGAAGCAACCGCCATGCACCGCGAGGAGTTTAACGGTCGTTCATTCGTCAATCCCGATGCTAATACGGCGGTTGCTTCAACTCAAACGCTGCTCGCCCGCGCCGCTAAGATTGCTCCGTGGGCTGCACAGGTCAATCGCTTCTATGGAGATGAGTTCCATCATTATTTACGACAAAATTCTTTTGGTAAAAGCGTTGAATTGTTCCCGAATGCACAAGTGCTTGGCGTCACAGCAACTCCGCAACGTGCGGACGGCTTCGGGCTTGGTGCAGACTATGACGGCATAGTTGACGATATGGTGGTCGGTATCTCCATGCGAGAACTGATCAACCTTGGCGCACTGTCCGACTATGAAATTGCCATACCGGAGAGCGACTTTGAGATAGACGACGCGACCCTTGCGCCGTCTGGCGACTGGTCCACTGCGCGGATGCGGGAAGCGTCGAAGAAATCGCACATCGTTGGTGACGTGGTTCGCGAATATGCGCGTCGTGCGCTCGGTAAGAAATTCATCTGTTTTGCCACGGACGTTGAAACCGCTACCGAAATGTCAAACAACTTTACCGCTGCTGGTATCCCTAGCGCAGCGGTAAGCGCTAAAACACCTGCTGCGACCCGTAACGAAATGCTCCGTCGTTTCAAGCGCGGTCAATTGCTCGGTCTGGTCAATGTTGATCTGTTCGGAGAGGGCTTCGATTGCCCTGCCGTTGAAGTCGTCATTATGGCGCGCCCTACCGCCAGTCTCGCCGTCTATCTTCAACAGTTCGGACGGGGAATGCGATCCTTTAACGGCAAAGACTGTGTGGCTCGCGGAAGTCTCATCTTGACGCAACGTGGTCTGGTGTCTATCGAAGAACTTACTCGTTCCCACAAGGTTTGGGACGGGGAGAACTTTGTAGAACACGGCGGCGCAATCTGCCGAGGGGTCAGAAAGGTTATCGAGTATGCTGGACTCATCGCAACTCCCGACCATGAAGTCTGGACGGCGAAAGGTTGGCGCACCTTTGGGTACTGTGCCGCCAAACAAATCCCCATCTCACAGACCGGATTTGGTCGGATTGCAGTTCGGGAGCGTGATAATTTCTTCACCGAACATGATCTGGAAAGGGACGAAACCGAAACGAATGTATGTCGAGACGAAATGTCTGATGTGCCGTCGGGAGAATTTGGTCATGTATACCAATCTGACCGGAGGTCGAACGAAAGGTTGTCGTGCTTGCAATCAGCCGATCAGATTTCCGCGATGGTTCTACGCTCGTGTTCAAACACAAGAGCAGCGCTGCAACAACCCGCTCAATGGATCGTATCACAAATATGGCGGGCGTGGGATTCGCTTCAACTTTACTTCGGTCACAGAGGGAGCGCTCTGGATTCGGGACAATCTCGGAGTAAGCGAGCATCATCGACATCTGGAGTTGGACCGCATCGAAAACGACGGGCATTACGAGCCGGGAAATATTCGCTGGTCAACACCTTCGCAGAACTATTCGCACACTCGCAAAAAGAGGGTAGCTGTAGCGGTGAACAAATTTCGACTGGAACATCCAGACATTCGGTACGCGGACGCAACGCTGAAAGGGATGTTTTCGCGCGACATGACACCGGCGGAAATCATAGAGCGATACCACCAGAAGTCCTGCAAACCGAAAGGGAAGTATGGGACATACTCGACTGCGGACCTCTTTCTCGTTTCACTGCACAAGGACTCCTAGTCCATAATTGCGGACTCGTTATTGATCACGTCTCAAACTATAAACGCCACGGCTTCCCGGACAAGGCGCACGCATGGTCCCTCGCGCGGCGGGAGAAGCGCAGCAGCAAGAAAGAGAAAGACCCTGAGGAAATCGACCTCACCGCGTGCCGGGAGTGCAGCCGCCCATACGAAGCGTGTCTACCAGCTTGCCCATACTGCGGGGCCGTCCTGCCGCTCCCCGATCCGACAAGCCGCAAACCCGAAACGGTTGACGGCGATCTGGTGTTGCTCACCCGCGAGATGATTGCCGCTATGCAGGCCGCTGCGGTGCTGGAAAGCCCTGCCGCGATGCACGACCGCGTTTCACACGCAGCGGGGCCACTTGCCGGTAAGGGCGCGTTGAACCGCCAGACCGAGAAGATTCAGGCGCAGGAGAGACTGCGGGAAGCCATTGCGCTGTGGGCAGGTATCCAGCGCCAGCGCGGGCGGTCGGACAGCGAGAGTTACCGGCGCTTCTACCTCTCAACGGGTGTGGACGTGTTGAGCGCTATGGCACTTGACGACCGTGCAGCATATGAGACGATGGCGGCGCGTGTGGAGGAATGGTGCAATGTCTGAGGAATGCCTGATCCTGCTGGTCAAGGAACCGCCTGAGAACTGCGACATCGAAGGGATGATTGCCGAAGTGCTATGCCGCTTTGCAGTCACCCCGTCCGATGCATACCTGCACGATCTGGCGGCGAAACATCCCCGGCACCGTGTCTATTGTCTGCCGGGTGGCGCAACGTGGTATAGCGGGAGCCGTGCCGGTGAGTTCTGAGACGGTCAACCAGCAGCAGGCGCGCTTGCTCGTGGCGCGGATAGGAGGTCAGGCTTGGCGAAATAATAGCGGTTGCTATGTGGACGAGCGAGGGAACCATGTAAGATATGGTCTGTCCAACGATTCCGCGCAACTCAATGCACAAATAAAATCATCGGACCTCGTGGGGATCGTCCCAACGCTGATCCAACAGCATATGGTCGGGTATCACCTTGGCGTCTTCACAGCGCTCGAAGTGAAGCCGTCCGGATGGAAATTACAACCGTCCGACAAGCGCGGACATGCGCAGGCCAAATTCCACCAGATTGTCAGGGATGCTTGCGGCTTCGCAGGATTTGTGACAGACCCAACAGACGTAATGAGGATCATAGGTCGTGAGCAGGGTTAATTCACATGGCGCAAGGGTGAGGGCTGCGATTATCGCGGTCGGCCTTGACCTGTGGCGCACGGACCCTTCCAGCGTCTCGGCTCGTGGCATCGGCGCACGGCTCAAGATGACGCACTCTGCGGTCCTCTATCACTTCGGCTCTGCACAGGCTCTCAAGCACGCTGTGGCGGCTGAGGCGGTGCGTATGGGGGATACCGGGGTCGTACCGCACCTGATCGTCACCGGGCACCCTGCGGCGGCTCTGCTGACCCCTGAGCAGCGTGCAGGCTATCTGAGCGGCTGCTAACCCGTCACAATCCAGAGTAACCAGCGCTTGTGACACATCGTGACGTGCGGGTATTTCCGCGTGATCCGAAGCATCTGGCGGTAATGTCGGATACGCTCAAACATACGGCCACTCCAGATAACTGATCGCTACCACAGTCGGCGTCATGCTCGACCGGGCGACAGCTTCGTCGGCAAGCCACCCCGGTAGATCGTCCCGGTTGCAGGTGCCCTGACGGACAATATCCCTGCCGCGCGTCTCACGCACGAGGAATTTACCCATCTCAGGGTGCCAGCGAACTTGCCGCTTGTCCGGTTCCCCTGCACGCGGCATCCGATAAGTATAAATCACAGGCACGGTTGTATTCCTCTCCGTTAACATAGCACACTGTGCCGTCGCGCTTGATCTTATCGTACATGGCGGTTCGGTATCCGACAATCCGCAAATACGTCTCACCGTCAAATGTGAATGTCTCATCGACATAATCGTTAAGTATGGGGTGTTTCATTGCGTTACTTTCTCCCATATCCGTTGCAGCATCTCACGACCGCCGCGTGCGAACACCCTGTCATAGCGCCAGATGATATAATAGCCGCCACCGTTCGACGGTGTAAGCGTCCACGGTCCATGCGTGCGGGACGGTATCAGCGCGCCGGGGTTCGGGTTCCAGCGGTGGAACAGCGTCACGGGTGGTCGCCCCCATCCGCAACATCCCAACGCCTGCCACAACTGCACGCATATTCGTCATGCTCCTGACGGACGGCATGGCGAAACAGCGGGCCGTTATCCGCAAGCGGCAAGTCCCGCTGCGCACTCGGCATACCGCGCCGTTCGTTGAGCGCTTCGGTGATCAACTGTGCGGCACCGTCGTCAATACAATCGGCAAAGTGCTTACCGTTGCGCAGGACTTGCTTGGCGTTCGCGGTGTATATCATTTCAGCGCTCCCACCACCACACCAGATGTCAGGTATGCGAACGCCACCGTCACCAATCCGAGAACCGGAATCTGTTGAAACCCCGTCGCCTCGACAACAGTTGTCACCGAAAACGACAGAGCGACGGCAATGACGAACAATAAAATGTATCGGATCATATGGCAGTTTCCCCGTTAGGTGCAGCGTCCTTCATACCTGATACGATCTGCGCTAGTGCGTCGAGTGTATCGGGCTGTCCATCGTCTATCGCTCCGACAATCTTGCGGGCGATAGCGTCATTGTCCGCACCGTGAGCAACGAGCCACCCGCGAAGTTCGTCCTTCCACGCATCATACTCGTTGTCGAAGATGTTGCCAGTATCGGCGGTGAACTTTATCGTCTGTTTTACCATGTCACATGAACTCCGGTTCGGTCGGTATCGGATTGCGAGGAACGCGACTGAGCCTCGTTGAACCGTCATATTCCGACACGAAAAATATCCAAGAATCTGTGTAAGCGTAAAACGGGTAGCAATCCGCACCACCGTAACCACTGTCGAAATCTTCATCGAGAATTGACAACGCTACATCGCGCGCGAGCGGGACATTCAGCATGTCGGTGTTGCGTTCATCGTCATAATGTTCACCGATGATGATTTCATTGATCGTTTCATCGACTTCAATTTCGGCGCTGCACAACCATTGCTTTAGATTTGCCATGTCCGCTACTCCGGTTCGTTGACGGGCGTGAAACGAGTGGTGAGTTCCTCAGCGGTTTCCCACATGCGCGCGCCGTCGCACCGAGTTCCGTGGTGTTGCGCGTCGATTGACGAAATCTGAAACTCCGCGTCCGGGTCAGCACCGCGCATCGCAATAACCATCAGGGACGCCACACCGTGGCAGGCGTTGAAATCTTCTGCGCCGATCCAAGCCGGGTTGCTGATGCGGACTTCACCGTTTTTGTAGCGGAAGAATTCTACCTTAAACTGCTGTACCATGTTACGTCTCCTCTATCTCTCCCGCCACCTTACAACGTCAAACTAGGCCGTCAAGATAAATTCCCCACGCGCCATAAAATTCCAACGTTCGCGTGGTATTGTTGCGCTCTATCGTCATTGTAACAGTGCGACCATTTTGCACAACTCCCGTGATCCGCCACTGTGTTTCGGATGCTGGGGGTGCGGGCTTGCGCCACGGCCATATCGTCATCGTGCAATCTCCTGAAAACGACATGACCGTATCGCACGAGACAAGTACGGGCAAGGCGAAAAATACCGATCTTTACCGCTTGACCATCCCGCAACGCGACGGCTATCAGATTTTCTCAACAGGGGTGGGAACTACATGAAACCGTTACTCAACGGCAAGCAAACCGCTGAACGTCTTTGCATCACCGATAAGACACTGCGCACATGGCTGCGCCAAGGCACCTGCCCCGTCGCACCGATCCCCGGAATGAAGCCCGCCAAGTGGCGCGCGGCGGACGTGGACGCATGGATTGCCGGGGGCGCTGCACAGTGACACAAGACTTTACAAGTGCCGCAGCGTTCGTCGGTGCGCTCGGTGGCGACATCATGGAGTGGCGCTGCATCCATGATCAGAACCTCGCAATCCCGGCAATCCCGATCCGTGGCACCCTGCAAGAATGCTGGCCGTCCCTCGTCTCGTACAACGCGCAAGGCTACGGCATATTCGCCACACCTGCCGCGATGGACGGCGTGGGGCGCAAGCTGGAAAACGTCTCGTATCTGCGGGCGCATTACGTCGATCTGGACGAAGCGGACGCCACGCAGCAATACGAGCGCGCCAGTGCATCGTATCCGGCACCGGGCTTCGCGGTCCAGTCGTCCCCCGGTAAATTTCACGTCTATTGGCCCGTCGCACCGTACACCGGCAACGACCGCTTCGAGTTAACACAGCGCAAACTGCGCCAGATGTTCAACGGCGACAAGACGATCATCGACCCTACCCGCGTCATGCGTGTGCCGGGGTTCTACCACTGCAAGGGTGAGCCGCACCTCGTCAAATGTTGGGCGCTGGCAGGCTACGGGCAACCCCTCACGGTCGAGACGCTTGAAGCGGCTCTGGTGCATGTCAACGTCATTGACGGCGGCGTGGGGCAGCGTCACGAGTTGGGCGATCCAGACCTTGCTGCACCGTCCGTCGAGTGGCTCAAGCGCGCTATGGACCTCACCGACCCGAACAGTCTGGATCGTGGCGAGTGGATCGCGCATACCGCCGCGTTCAAGCAGGCCGGTTGGACGCTACTCGATCCCGATGCGCTTTTCTCGCTGTGGAACGAATGGTGCCTGCGTTACGAGCATAACGACGCGGGCGAAAACCATAAGCAGTGGCACAGCATCCGCAACAGCGAATTGGGTTGGAAGTCGCTGGTGAAGCGCGTCCCGTCGTTGCAGGCTATCGTGTCATTCGGCGCGCGTGAGGCGTCCGTGGCGGCACAGAGCGCGCCAGAGGGTGCGCCAGTACCCGACATGCCCGGCCCGCCTCCCATCGACTGCTCAGGCGAGTTCCTGACACACATGGAACAGCAGGAGTGGTTCAAAGACTGCACCTACGTTCTCAACATCGGGCTGGTGATGGGGCCGAAGGGCGTCTTTATGAACCAGTCGCAATTCAACGTCGAATATGGCGGCAAGCAGTTCATCATCAACAGCGCCGGTAAGACCAGCACCGAAGCGTGGGCAGCGGCAACGCGCTCGACGCTCTGGACGATCCCCAAGGTCCACCACATCCGCTTCCGTCCCGATCTACCGTATGGGGCGCGCGTGAAGGACGACCGCAGACGAGAAGGTGTCAACGTGTACGATCCCGCAGATGTGCCGCGCGTGGCAGGCGACGTATCGCCGTTCCTGAATCACATCGCAGCCTTGCTACCGGACGCCAACGACCAGAAAGTGCTGCTCGATTATCTGGCGCATAACTTCAAGTTCCCCGGTTATAAAATTCCGTGGGCACCCGTCATTCAATCCACGGAAGGCGCGGGGAAAGGCGTCCTCAAGAAAGTCATATCGCACTGCTTGGGCGCGTCATATGTGTATTTCCCGAACGCCAAAGAACTGACCAACAGCGGGTCACAATTCAACGGTTGGATGCGAAACAAACTGTTCATTCTTGCCGATGAAATCAAGGTGGACGACCGACGCGACCTCATCGAAGTTCTCAAGCCAATGATTTCTGAGGACCGCATTGAAATCCAGTCCAAGGGCGTCGATCAGGTGCTTGAAGACAACTTCTCAAACTGGTGTTTTTTCACCAACTACAAGGACGCTGTTCCGATCAGCAAGAATGGGCGTCGTTTCGCCATATTCTTCTCACCATTGCAGCGTACCGAAGATATGCTCGAACGCGGTATGAATCCTGCGTACTTCACGGCGCTGTACGATTGGCTCGCCAATGGCGGCAATGCGATCATCGCTGACTGGTTTATGAACTACCCTATCGAGCGCGGCGGTATTCCGATGCGTGCGCCGGTCACGACAAGCTGGCAAGAGGCTGTCGTGGTGTCGCGCTCGCCTATCGAGCGTGTCGTGCACGAGGCGCTTGAGGACGGTCTGGACGGCTTCAAGGGCGGGTGGATCAGCAGCCTCGCGGTGATCAAGCGGTGCCGGGAGACAGGCTCGCTACAGCGCGTCCCGTCGTTGCAGATCGTGGCGCAGTGCCTCGAAGGTATGGGCTACGTCAACTGCGGGCGCGCGAACAGGGCTTACATCGCAGAGGACGTGCAGGTGCGCCCGACGCTGTTTTATTTTGGGACGGTTGCCGATCCTGCGGGATATGGTCGCGCACAGGGGTATGAATGATGCACACTTGCCCATCCTGCGGGTTTGACCTGCAATCCGAGAGTGAGATAACGCTGGGTCGCTGGCGCATCGTGCCGCGCGATGCCGCATACTATGACGGTGTGCCGGTCGTTACGCGCGCTACATGGTTGAACATCATGCTCAGTCTGGCGCGGGAGAACGGCAGAGCGTTACGCGCTGAAACGCTGCTTAACCGTGTATCCGATAGCGACGATACCAACATCATCGCCGTCCATTTGAGCCGCATCAAAAAGTCGTTACGCGCGCTCGGTATCGAGACGCCGATCAAGGTACGCTACTGTACGGGGTATTACTGGCGTGTGGATTGACCCAACAGGTTACGGCACGGTGCATCTCGGAGACGCCGTTGCGCTGCTCGCTTCTATGCCAGATGAATCGGTCGATCTGGTCGTTACCGATCCGCCGTATCGTGTCATCAGCGGTGGTAACAACAGCCCTGCATCAACGGCAAATTACGGTTGGAAATCCAGCGTCCTAGCGGCAAACGACGGGCGCATATTTTCCAGCAACGCGCTGCGATTTAACGACTATCTACCACACCTCTATCGTGTGCTGAAACCCGGATCGCACTGTTACGTCATGGTGAATAATCTAAACCTGCGCGAACTGCTCAATGTAGCGGACAGCGTAGGTTTCGGTTTCCACAATCTGTTGCGGTGGGACAAGAACACGGTCAACGCTAATCGTTGGTACATGAAAGACTGCGAATACACCGGGTTCTTCTACAAGAAGCCCGCCAAGTCCATCAACTTCCCCGGCTCGAAACAGGGTTACGCCTGCAAGACCCTGCGCGGTACGGACAAGGTGCATCCGACGCAAAAGCCGTTGGACTTGATGCGCCACTATATCGAGAACAGCAGTCAACCGGGCGATCTGGTCCTAGACCCGTTCGCAGGATCGGGCGCAACAGCTCTTGCAGCGCGTGGCGCGGGCCGACGCTATGTGACGTGCGAGGTGGACATGCAGTGGTACGTGGCGACCGTTGCGGCGCTGTGCCAGCGGGTGTGAGACGCAGCGGCCCGACTCGTATCGTTTGAAGCGTTTGAAGCGTTTGTGGGTCAGTACCGGCACACCCTTGCGGGGATAATCTCCTAGGAGCGCCGCTGCGTCTCAGTCGGCAGACAATATGTCCTCATTGCGTCCCTGCGGTCTGCCAGCGCCGCAAGCCATCCGAGTGCCAGAAACTTACCACACTGTCAAACGCAAAACCCCGGCACGATCCCTACGATGCGTGCCGGGGTTCCATGAGAGTCGAGGAGACGACTTCTCAATAGTGCGTCATAACCTGCGCGGCTGTCAAGGACGGATCGTTCATCATCGCCATGAAGCGCTCACCACGCGGTGACATCTTCCAAGTCTGCCGACATACCGGGACGATCAGGCTTCGCCGCTGCAACGCCTGCACCACGTTACCATGAAGCGTGCAACCCTCAGGGTTCCGTTCCAACTTATACAGTGCTTCACGCTGCGCAGTGGGAATGTCACGCACGACGCGATGCACCTGAGTCGGCATAAGCCATACAGATTGCACGAGCCTGCACGATAGCGTCGTCAAGCGCATGATGGTACACCTCTGCACCAGTGCTGCACGCCGTCAGGTGCGCGCTATGGTCCTCGATCCCCGCCATGTCAAAAGCTGTCCGGGTGTCGCGCGGGGCACGGTAGAACCACGGGACGGGTAGGCCGACCGCATGATACGCCGCTTCGAGGATCGGTGCGTCAAATGCTGCACCGTGCGACCAGACGCGCAAGTCGCGGGGATTGTCGCACATGGTACGCAACCACTCTGAGAACATCTGCAAGCCGCCCAGCAGATCGACAGGGTTCTCGAATGCTCCCTGCGCTTCGGGTGACTGCTCTGACCACCATTGGACGGTGCTGGGATCGCGCCAGAGGGGGTATTTGTATGGCTCCCACTGACCGAGTGTGCCTTGTCGCGGGCGCTCTGGATTCTCGACAGCGACATAGAACGCGCCGGGTGATCCAGCGGGAGAGACGTGGCCGGTGTGCGGATTGAAACACACCGCGCCGATGCTGCGGATGTCACATCCGGCGCGCTTACCCCATGTTTCGAGGTCGAGGGAGATGTGGGTAATGCTCATGGTGCTTCCTTCTTCACACCGACACAGCGGAATCGTGCTGATTGGTGATCGGCAAGATGTGCTTGCTGCCTGCCCACCATGATACAAGCGCCTTTCGACGGCATCTCAACCGGAATGTTGCAGCTACCTGCATAACAAAAGACCAAAAACCACAGCATATTACGTTTCCTTCTTCATGGCTCGGATGGCCGGGACCAGTCCGGCACCTGCGGGATATGTCGATGCGGTGTTCGCCGGGAACCATGCTTCGGCCACCCTCACAGCCGCCTCAATCGCCTCGTTCCAAGCCTTGTCGGCATCCGTCACGCCGTCCCAATCTTCCAGCGCAGCCAACGGCCAAACCTGCACGCTGCCCGGCTCATGCAGGCTTACAACCGAATAGCCTTCTAGCGTCTGGTCGGTGGAATAATCGCCCACCACAACGCCGCGCCATGATGATCCGCGTTTCTTCTGGACGCAGTCGCCTAGCTTGTAGCGGGGTGCGCTCATGGCTTGCCCTTCATGGCACGGATGGCTTGGACGCATTGATCACCGAGTGTGACGTGTCTTGTCTGTGCACACGCCATGTAAGCCACCCTCGCAGCCACTTCAATCGCCTCATTCCATGCGGTTTCCCGCGCTGATGCTAGTTCGGCTTGCAGGGTGGTGATGGCGGTGGCTGCTTCGGAAGCTTGGTCAAGCCACCCTTGGTAACTTCCGGGCCTCCATGTTTTCAACCGATCCACCAACTCGCTGTAATCACTCTGCATGGCTGGCTCCTAATCGGCAGGCTTCGCAGCAATCGTTGTAGTCGTAGCGGATATTGTGCCGCTCGCAGAGATAAGGTAGCACCCGCTCCACCACATCCCCGCTCGGCTCAAGTGCGTCGGCTGCGCGGGTGAGCGCTTCAAGGCACCGGACCAGCAATGGGTCGGGTTGGCCGTAATCCATAATATCGCCGCGCGTTTCACGTTGCCGTTCTATCTCGGCCCGCAACTCGGCAATCAGATTATCACTCATCGCTTGTGCTTGATTCCGCAAAGTCTGCAACTCAGCCTTGGTGGCTTCGTGGGACAAACATTCCTCAGAAAAGTTCTTTACCGCCATATCGGTATGTTCGAGGGCGCGGGCGAGATGATGTTCTGCCATTGACGGCGTAATATCGCGTTGTCGGCCAGCCAAAGCCCGCGCCTGTTCCATGTAATCAGTCATCGCTTGCGTCCTTTGCTTTGAGTGAGGCGGCTGCGCTGCTTCGATGCGGGCGGTTAGGTCACTGGTCATGGCTGAGGCTTTCGGGTTTGTAGGCGATGATGTCGGTGGCGGGCGACATGCAGCTTTCGTGATACCAGTCCAGCGCGTTCGTATCTCGAACTGAACGCGCACCCGGTTCTGTTACAGTCCCGTTCCGCCGCATGATTCCGGGCTTGTCCCGTAAGCGCCCGGACCATGGACCGGCCTTCCAAGGCTTCCACCCATCGGCGATCATTTCAGGCGTCAGTGACATTGCGGGCCTCCTGTGACCAACCGGCAAGCAACTCTTTGGCGCTTTTGTGGGTGATTCCGGGTGTTGCGACGGATGCCCAGTGAAGCCTATCAGCCGCCAAGCCCAACGCATCCTCCAACTGCGCAATCCGCCCAACCATGCGTTACCGTTGGCGCGAAGTCTCGGATACGCGCCAACGCCTCAAGCATCGCACGCTCTCTGTCTGTCAGGTTGCTCATTGGGGTGTGTCCTGTGGGAGGTGTTCGCCGCGCTTGATCATGTAGGCAAGGAAGTTTGCCTCTCTCGCGATGGAATAATCACCGTAGCTAAATGCCGGTGAGCGCAGCCAAGCCACGATTGCCGCACGTTCCTGCGCCATAGCCTCCCGCACAGCGTCGAGGATGGCAGATCTGGCCGGTCCATCGTAGTATGATAGGTCATCGCCAGCAGCCCGCAGGATCGCTTCGGCGTGGTGTTCGGTCTGGTTGGTCACGGCCGCATCCCATGCTGTTCGAGGAACTCTGACCGTGCCCACTCCCGCGTCCACTCAGACGCGTTCGGACACCTTGCGATTTCCGCGAAGTCATAGTCACGGCACGGGTGGCGTGGGCTGACAGAACAGTGGCGGCAGTAATCAACGCCTGATCGTGCGCGGGTCATCACTATCCTCCTTAGTCTGCAAAAGCACAGTCAACGGCCCACATCGCGCCGTTGCGGTATGCACGAACCCAGCGCTTAGCTTCGTCCTTGTTATCGTGCGCGTAGATGTGCTGATCCCTGAGATAGACGTTCCATCCGCCGTCGCTGCGTGGGGTTATGCGGTATCCCAGAAAAGTATCTGCCTGCATGGTATTTACTCCGTAACCGATATCGCCTATCTATAACCGGTATCGGAAACAGTCAATAGGCGATATCGCAAATGAGCGGACTTGCAGAAAAAAAGATATCGGTTAGTCAGGGGCGAATGGGACGCCCACCGCTCGGAATCGTCGCGACTGTGATCCGGTTGCCGCCTGAACTGCTCACGCGCATTGACGCGCTGGAGGGGCCGGGGAAGCGCGCTGATTTCATCCGCAAGGCTGTCGAAGCTGAACTGACGCGCCGCGAGACGAAGGACTGACCACACGTCTTATCCATGACTGGCCTCCCGCAGTTTTGCGTTCTCTGCCCGCAGTTCGACAACCTCATCACGTGATGCTGCAAGCGCCTTATCAATCAGAGCGATCGACGTTTTAATCCGCTTGTGCGCCGGCCAGTTATCGACACGTCTACCCATCATTTGAGCAATCGCGGGCCTTCACTCGCCAGCATTCCGCAACGTCGCGCGCCACCAGATCGGCATCGCGTGCTGCAAAGGCGCGTTGGATGGTGAGAGCGGCGGCTTCATAGTCAAATTCATCGTCGAACATTGATGCTGCACCATCAATGTCGTGAGCCAGTTCCACCGCCCACTGCTCAGGCTGCTCGGCGTGGTGTTCGGTATCGTTCGAGCGAGCATCTTCAACCCGGTGCGCATCAATCGCCGCCGCAAAGTCGCGCTCCCAGTCGTTCGGGTTGTGATCCTCACTCATCATCCAGTGGCGGACCAGATCAAGCGTGGTCCCGCCTGCAAAAGGTTTGCCGTCCATGATGGCACGTACTTGGGCTATGGTTGCTTCGGCGTGGTGTTCGGTCTGGTTGGTCATGCTTCATACTCCGCAATCCGACGATTCTTTTCGGCAGCGCCAAAAACATCTTCGCATTCACCGCCGCACGCAGGGCAATATCCCAAATCCAGCGGCATATGCCGGGTCGGGTGTTCCTTGAGTTCCCATAAGCCGCCCATCCATCCGCATTGCGGGCATTCGGTCCACTTTTCGTCGCGGTAATCTGTTTCGGTCTTATCGGTCACGGCCGGTCCTTTGGGGTGTGAAGGCGTCGGCGGGCTGCAATCTGCGCAAGATGAGATTGCGAAACCTTACCGCCGTTGATTGTGCGGATGCCTGTAGCCTCGCAGTAATCACAGCGACCCTTCATGCTGAAATACCCGCCGCCGCAACCAGCGGTGTAGGTTTGCAGATATTCCCCTTCACCCGCGCACATGGTGCAAGTTTCGAGGTAATCCATGCCTGCGATGAGGTTGCAGTTTCGTTCGCACTTATCCATGACTGACCTCGCGTGATTTGAGGGCGGCAGAAATGACCTGCATCGCGTCGTCTGCATCGTCGGGGTTTTGGAAACCAATGACCAACTTGCGGGCGCGGTGTTCGCCAACGTGATGAGGCTCGGTCATCATGAACCCACCCTTTGCCAAAGCCCCCACCAGATCGGCCTCGCGTGCTGCAAATGCGCGTTGGATGGTGAGAGCGGCTGTTTTACCATCGTCGCCATTCATCATGCAGATTTGGTAGTAAAGTTCCACCGCCCACTGCTCGGGTTGCGTGGTCATGACGATGCCTCCGGTGCCGCATAGTGAAGCACCACACCGCGCACATGCTGCAACTCGCCAGACAGGTGCCGCGAGATGGTGGGGGACGATACACCGAGAGCGTTTGCCGCTTCGCGCTGGTTTGCAAAAACCTCTCCGGTGCTGCTCACGATCCGGCGCAGTCCGCCATAGAGCGCAAAGCCGTTGCGGTTGCACACCGGCAACGGATCGTACTTCCGCGACTGTGCCACGGCAAGTTGCAGCGCTTTCTTGCGGTCGTCAGCCGTTGCGACGATGCGGACCATGACGTGTCCGCCGCTGGCAAAGATACGCGTCCATTCGCTGTTGATGCGCCCTTCGAGCAACTTGTACACGTCCACCAGTTTGGACGATCCGACCATGATGCACACGGGAGGCTCGTCCGCTTTCAACGTCGCCCAATGCTCGTAAACGCACCACTGCGACAGGACGGTTTGGGTGTTGACGATGATGCTGCAATTATCGTGGTTCATGTGTCGTCTCCTATGTTGCGTAACATACGTAAAGTTTTGTGCGTGTCAAGCATCTGCGGCATTCTCCCGCCCCTGAAATTCTTCCCCTCCTGCGGCATTCTCCCGCCCCTGAAATTCTTCCGCCCCACGATTTAACCAGATTGGCACTTTTCGACTATTGCGAACGATTATCGTTACATTTGCAACCACTTTTCCGCTATTGCGACGCATTATTAGTTTCATTTGCAACCAGTTTCGGGTGAAAAATGGCGGTTTTCTGCGGTTTTTCGGCCCTGAGCAGCGCCCTGCGGCCCTGTGCAGGCCGGACGTGGATGAGCAGCGCCCTGCGGCCCTGTGCAGGCCGGACGTGGATGAGCAGCGCCCTGCGGCCCTGTGCAGGCCGGACGTGGATGAGCAGCGCCCTGCGGCCCTGTGCAGGCCGGACGTGGATGAGCAGCGCCCTGCGGCCCTGTGCAGCTTACCAGCGTCAATGTGACATGGCGTTACGGCTCCCTAAACAAATAAGACGCGCCGAATTGCTAGGGCGCGTCTCAGTTACTCAGGCGGGGATCGTGTGGCGGTTAATCGCGTTGTTCCACCGAATAAACATTATCGGGGAATCTTTCACGCAATTCAGAAGCGCGTTGTTCAGCTAAGCCACGCTCGCTTTCCTGATAGTTGAAAGAATCGCAATGGTCCGGGCGCGGATATGGCCTACCGCATAAAATAGGGCCAATACCGTCAATTGTGGCGGTTATTACATATTTCATGCTACGGACTCTCCAAGAATTGCTTGGCGCGCCTGCCAATGGTTGCGAGCAATGACGCGCGCCTTGCGCTCGCTTGTCGCATATCCGATATTATCGCCACGGAAAAACACGGCCCAACTAGGGCGCGCTAAACCGCGATAAGCCCGCGCAATATTGTATCCGTGGCGCATTGCCTTGAAGCGATAGGCTTCTGATTCTATCGTCATGTTACGGACTCCCATTCCGGCAAAATATCGTCAAACAGGAAAGCTTTGCAGTCTTCTGACAATGCCAGCGCTGCGGGGCCGTCGTCATGTTCCGGGCAATCCGTGTCGATCAAGTCGCCGGTTTCATCAAATTCAAACCAATACGATCTATCCCGCAACGTGCTGCAAGGCCATTGACGATTAAACGCCCGGACGGATTCACGCGATACGATAACTTTACGGCTATCGCCGTTCCATATAGTGATGCTCATACCATGCCCCCTACGCCAGCTTGCACGCGTTGCTCAGGCGATAACCAAAGCCCGCGCCTGTTCAATTCGTGCAGCATAGCCTTTTGCGTTTCTCCGCGTTCATGGATCGCTTGAATGATAACTTGCCAGCCATACCGCAACCGATGTGCACGGATAGCAGCGTCAATCGCTGCTATAGTTTGGCGCATGGTACGGCGTTGCATGTGGCTGTTAACCAAACCGCCTGTGCTGCCTTGTGCGTACAAGCGCGGGCGATACGTTCCCCAGCCTGCAACATCGGCCCATTGCAAATATCCGCAATCTTCGCGCTTGAAATGCAACGCGGCATTGTACCGTGCGCAAGCGTCTGTGACGTGCTTGTGAGTTATGCGGTTCATGCGATGTTCCCTTCGCTGTCAAATTCGTATTCGTTGCACAGAATGCAATCGTCAACGTATTCGTCGCTGTTAAGATAGTCCCACTGCGCGGAAACCTGCATTGCAATCCAATGCGCAAAGTCTGTCAACGGTTCGGCAATATCTTCGCAATCCGATTCAACGCGCTGCGACGTTCCGTCACGTCCGCGAGTCTCACAAGTTGCGGTAATGCGATAGAAATTGCGACGTTGAACGGATTGCAACGTATCCGCGATAGTGTGCAACGTCTCGTCCTGTGGCGCGTGCGCACGGATTGCTTTAGGTGCGCCCTTTGCGTAGCTATACCAGCCCGCGAATGCAGCGCTATCGGGATTTAGCGCCCAGTAAATGACAGGATCATGGCGCGTTGAACCGCCCATGAGGGGGACTCGTTCCGTCTTAAATTCAATCCCTAGAATCCGTGCGATAGTTTGCCAGTCGTCATAATCGGGCAGTTCATCCGGTTCAATGCAACCGCGAAACCAGTTGCGCGCTGTTCCCTTCGCGTCTTCGCTCAATTCCGCAAACTGGTAAAGTGTGCGCTGCGATGTTTCAATGCGTGCCATGTGGTTAACTCCGTTAAAGAATTGCGGAAATTGCCACCATTGCGGCAATGCAACCGAGCGCTACAAATTCCGCAGCACGCGTCAAATGTGCGCCAAGCGCGCGGTCCTGTGCAAGCCATGCGTCGAAAGCGTGCCGCGCGCTACCTGTGCCGATGTTGAGGAAGGCGACAGTGCGACCCGTGCGGTTGTCCATAATGTCAATGCAATTGCCGCAATGGACATAGCTATACCTTGGACGCTTGCGAGTCTGTGCCAGATATACCGAACCGCCTAGCGCGCCAATGCGCCAATGGTAAAGCCCGCCGATACGTTTCACGCTAACCAGCTTGCGGCGCTTGAATGTTACGTTAGTGTCCATGTCAGTTACTCCGGTTTCGTGGCGTTACGCTCTCTTAACGTCAAAGCGTGCGGCATGTCAAGCGTTACAGTTGATCCAATCCAACAATGCCGCGCGGGAAATACGCTTATCGTCTAGTTTGTAATTCCACCGCAGGCACGCACCTGTCGCCATTCCTCGATTGATCATTGCGGATGTTAGTTTCATCTCCAAAACTTTACCAATAATTACCCCTTTGACGTTGGCGTAACCCTTGACTTGATACTGCGAAAGCGCCAATCCTTCCAAGCTGGCAAATGCGGTTTGAGGCGTCATGTCTGTCACTCTCTTAACGTCAAAGCGTGCGCAATCTTAGACGTGAAGACGGTCCTAAGGTAGCACGCGCGTATGACGAAGCGTTCGGACATTCACCGCGCGCAACGGCTATGCTTTTCAAGCACGCGCCCGACTTGCTACAAGCGTTGCGCGCGGTAATAGACTGTGCAGGCATTACCAGCTTGCCGGGATATAAACCGGAATTAGACGCTGCAATGCGTGACGCGCGCAACATCATCGATAAGGTAGACGCCACATGACACAACACACCCCCGCAGCGCTTGCAGCGCACGCTACAACCCCGCCCCTGTGTCCCTATCTACAAGCCAGCCACAGGACGCTAGCACGCCATGCCGCACGGCCTGACTTCGACCGTAACGCGGCCCTCCGACTGTTGCGCAATAACGCGCGCGATGCGATCCGCAGCTATTGCCGCCTGCATCGCATATCGCGCGCAACATTCGACGATAGCGCGCTAGAACGTGTGAC